GAACACTCTCGCTATAGGAAGGAAATACTTTCTCACATAGTACACGAGGGATATAGGATTTGCGTAAAAGATCCTGCATTTATCCTTACCAAGAGGCACGGCTTCATTCTTAGTACAGCCATTGCAAACTGCATAAAACCTCTCACCTCGCTCGTACACTTCTCCCACTTCTTTCAAATGTTGTAATATGAAATCATCAAACTCACGGTATTCATTGCCTTTCTCGTCTACGTGCAATGTCGAATACTTGGATTTTGGTCCCGTCAATGGATATCCAATGGATGTTGAAAAATCCATGGACTTCACAAATTTTGAACCCGCTATCCCATTCAGAGTTTCGTGATGACTTAGTGGACCACAGTGCCACTGTGGTTTCTTAAATATCTGATAGATCGGGAGTGTGTAATCTTCGATCGCCCAAATCAGAGCAGTGTGTTCAAAATTCAGGGCTGGTTCTGATATGTTCGCCATGCACGTCTGGTAAGGCTTCCATGCGGGTTTCATTGAGGGTTTGCCCCATTGATTGGCATAGTCCATGACATCAAAAACGTATGAAGAAATTTTTGTCTTACACACATCTGATCTCGGTGTTGTCTTACCAATACATTGCCCGTAGTACTCCAATTGAGTGCCCTGAGGAAGGAAATTCATGGGACTTCGGGGTTCAGGACCGTGTGCACTCACGACAATGTCCCTACCCAGGATATGATTCCTGAAAGTACCACTCGATCCACCTAGTCTCACACCTGGTGTCTTGCGCAATTGGGCAATTGCGTTACGAAGCATTGTTTGCGTTATTTCCCCATAGATTCCATACTGGATGTTCGCAACACCTCCCAAATGTACTCCTACTATTTGTTTGGTTTTAGAATCGCTGAAAACAGGGGATCCACAGAGACCAGAAAACGTCTTCGCACTATATTTGCCTCCTTTGAAATCTGTGCAATGAGCGTGACCAACACGTGCAACTTCAGGATGTATCTTACCATCCAAGAATTTCCCTTCATTATTCCTGAACCGAATGCGTCCGTGGAAGGTCGAACCATTAGTTAGGCCTTCTTGTGGGAAGAGATGCATGATGTTTGTATGATCACCACCACCTCCGACATAAACGACTCGAAGATCAGTTCCTGGAATGTGGTACGTCGCTGACTTACTGACCAAGTACGTAAAACTACCTCCAGTCACGTTGGGGCCGTGTTTACTGAAAAAACATTTTATGTCTTCAACATTCCTCCCTTCCACTTCAAACACATGGTTAGGTAGGATGCAAATATTGGTGTCCAAAAACAGGGCATTCACAAACGTTCCATGGTCAACGAACTTACAGTGGTACAAACTCTTTCCGACAGCATTCATAACCTGTTCAATGGTCATAGTGGCTGTGTCTTCGTTTACGGGCAATCTCTGCACTTTAGCTTTGGCCCACTGATCACTTTCTAATTCGCGGGCTCTAATCTCACTTTCACTCGTTGGAGTCAAATTACCCTGCGGTTCAGATTCAATCTTTTCCTCTTCTGGTTCAAATCCGTGACCACTTATCAAAGTGACTGAGTCTTTACAATTTCGAATGAACTTGACAAGCGTGTACGCTGCCATGACCATCGCCGATGATGTCAATAACGTCTTAGCAATTTGATCACGTTGTTCCAAACTGACTACGCTGACTGATTCATTGGTCTCAATCAATTCTTCAACAAACGATTCTTTGGCGTATTCTGCTATCGACATTTGTCGCATAGCAGTGTATGTGATGACACCACTTGAAATTAAACCGATTTGTCTTGGAGGAAGCAGCTTGAACCTGGCCGCATACATCAAAGGAGCAGCGCTTGCCACGCCCCAAATGAGATTCCACATCGATTGTTTCATATAGTGTTGCATCATCGTACGCCTATTCGTGATCATCATCAATTTTTGGAAAGTCGGATTTTTAGCCCATGATGTCGGAAGTAAGGCATACCAACCATTGTTACGCCAGAAACGTTCAGCTTGGTGCAATAATAACTTACTCGCGGCATAGTCTACACCATTAAAAACATCTAAATACCTTGCAGCAGCCCCTCCGGCTACTTTACACAAGGCATCACCTAGATAGGTATGAGCATCGACTTTCTCAGGGCGTATGCAGTTACACACACCTCTCAATTGTCTACAACCATCCACACCACAAACTTCGAGGCATTTTGCGATGTTCTTCTTATTCTCCATCAATGTCGTTTGCTCCTCATTATGCAACAAGAATTGTTCTGTTAGAAAAGCTAAAGCCTCTTTGGCAGACACATTCTCCAATGGCTTTCCCCAATGTCTCGCAATCTTAACATCAGGTAAAGCTGATATGGAAGCATTTTCTTTCGGTTTGAAGTACTGAACGGTGCATTCCCAGATATCATCAATAGGTTCGTCTGGGTGTTCTTTGCGCCACAGTAGAGCAGCACTCTTGTCCAACATACCGCCCACTTCTCCTGTTTTGGAAAATTCAGCTTTCGTCTTTGTAACGATCCTATAGTCAATGCGTCTTAGCGCTGCACTGGGCGATGTGACCCAAGTCTTGACTTGCATCCATTCGGAGTTCGTGTTCATTGTGAGTAGTTCAGGTTCACCGTAAACTCTGCCTTTGGACTCGACATCAGCCATGTTGGCAACAAATTTTTGATTACCTTTGAGCCCGAAGACATCCATCCAAGGGTTGTGTGTAGATTTGTCTGCTGCACCTTGACAAAAATCATCCCAATTCACAGTAGTCATATC